GGATGAACTTGTCAACTGCATCCAAATAATCATCCACAGACTTTAAATCCGATGAAATATTAGCCTTTTGTAGGGAGTTTAAAATGTCTTGTTTATGCTCTTCTCTTGTTCGGTTTTTCCAGAGCATATAAATAAAAAAGAGGTGGCTGAGATATACTCAACCACCTCCCTTTTGTACAATCAGAGGATAAACTTCAGATCAACCTGAACACTCCTGAGGTTTGGGTTAAGAAACCTCTCATTTATCCTAACCGCCAACAAATCGTTCTGGTGTTTGCTGCCATCACGATAGTTGAATCGAATTTCCGTCAACTTGTCATCATCAAGCGGAACATCAATGACAACCACATAAACGTCGATCATTTTTGCCCGTTTGGTGATATGTTCACGATATTCTCGGAAATCCTCATACTGCTTTTCATCTTCCCATCGGTCAAAGCAGTAACCTAGGACTTGTGTTAACTTTTCAAAGGTTGATCGTGGAATTCTTTCCAGCGATTCTTTTTCATATTTAGCCTTCCGTAATGGACGACCAATCGTTGCATCTATCATGTTAACGTTATCCTTTCTGTTGAGTTTTTAATGAACTACCAACTCGTGTTGGTATTGAAAAACTCTAAACCGGTAATAAAAAAGATAACACAGACATTGAGACAAAAAAGGCCAGGAAGAATTGAACTTCCTGGCCTTGGGTTATCGTTATTCTTGGTTGACCTGGTTTGCGAGATGAACAAGATATTCCAAACCTTCTTGCTCAAGTTTATCACAAACACAAGTAAACTCCTTCTTGATTTTGCGGAAGACTTTGCTGCAGGCTTTTCTATCCCAGTCCATAATTGGACCGAGAGACCTGTAAAGATCTTCCGAACTGAAGGTGATTGTGATTCGGTCTCCTCTTGGAGTCAAGGTTGACTTTATCATTTACTTCACCACCAGTAACTTCTCACTGTTCAACTTCGTCTTGTAAAACATGACGACACGTTGAACCGGTTGGTTGGTCTTGAGTTTTCCTTCAACCTTTTCGACCCACTCTTTGAAGGTTATACCGTCACCTTCGGTAGGAAGAACGTCAAGGATAATCTTTGCCTGAGGAGGAAGTTTAATATCTTCCGGTAATTCCTCGACACCGAGAAACCTCGACTTCGGTTTGAGTTGAACTCTCCGTTCCGTGAATCTCTCGGAAATAAGGTTAAGAATTTCCTCGACCTTAACTTCCGACTTCTTCTTGGAACCAACGATTGCAATGAGTTGTTCTTTCATACGTTATCCTTTCTTTGATGTTAATGAACGAATGAGGAACCTGAAGATCCCTCACGATTTTCTGATTGTAGTTTAAACTGGTGTTATGTACAACTATTTTTTCGGCAATGTTGGATCGGTAAATATTACGGTTAATCTTTATACTAGTTTCTATGGTCAAAAAGATCGCAGTTTATTCATCCCATCACACTCATTTTTTAATTTCAACGACCCTTTATCACTGGTCCAAACACCGAGATCCTTGCACCATTGTTCGGCGAAATTGACAGATTAACTTTTTACTAGCAAACGGCTGGGAAAACACTGGGTCCAACATGCAGGCTGTTTGGGTAAATAAACTTGTCCCTGACACCGAGGGCCCCGGTGGGGGGTTCCCGGTCGCGGGATCAAATTGCGCGAGGCTATTCTAGAGCCGGGGGTTTTGGATACTTTTTACACTAGTTTAATTAGTAATGCCAATAAGGCCAATAGGCTTTTGTATATAAAGAGTATTGACAGTATTGGACTATTGACAGGCTTTACTCTCTTAATGGACGCGTGTTTAGCTAGCCAATAAGCCAATATGCCAATATATTTACATCTATAGAAAAAGTTAGTATAGTCAGTCTATGGCACATATCAAGGAAATTAGGCAGCAAGTTCGAAAGCTGTGCATGGACGAGAACTACGACCCTCTTAGAGAGATGGTTGTTCTGGCAAAAGATCCCAGTACGCCCCTGGACCACAGGGTTACGTTACATAAGGAGCTCGCCCAGTATGTCGCTCCGAAGTTAAAGTCGATGGACCTGACGGCCGAGGTTAGTGGCGGTATCCAGGTCAACGTACTAAAGTTCGCTGATACTGTTACTCAGACCGCGATCAAGGAAGCTTCGGAAGACGATGTCGACGACAATTAACGTACCGCATAACTGGGAACCTCGTCCCTACCAACGCGATCTCTGGAACTACCTAGAGAACGGCGGTAAAAGAGCCGTGGCCGTCTGGCATCGCCGGGCGGGCAAAGATCTTTTGTCCATTAACTGGACTGTGACGGCCATGATGCAACGTCGTGGGTTGTATTGGCATTTGTTCCCGACTTATCAACAAGGGCGCAAGATTGTTTGGGACGGGTTTACAAGAGACGGTCGGGCATTTTTGGATTACTTTCCACCTGAGTTAGTCGCCAATAAGAACAATACCGCAATGAGAGTCGAGTTAAAGACCGGCTCAATTTATCAGGTTGTTGGTACTGACAACTGCGATAGCTTGGTGGGCGCCAACCCCGTTGGCGTGGTCTTGTCTGAGTATAGTCTCCAGGATCCCGAAGCTTGGAACTTGATTAGGCCTATCCTTGCCGAGAATGACGGCTGGGCATTGTTTATCTACACTGCTAGGGGTAGGAACCACGGTTATGATTTGTTGAAGATGGCTCAGGAGAACGCTAAGTGGTTTTGTCAGGTCTTGCCCGTAGATAAGACAAACGCAATTCCGTTGTCGGTTGTAGACGATGAAAGAAAGTCAGGTATGCCTGAAGAACTTATCCAGCAAGAGTACTTCTGTTCTTTTGATGCCCCGCTTGTAGGTGCTTATTACGGCGACGGTATGTCACGTGCCTTGACAGAGGGTAGGATTTGTAAGGTGGCCTGGGAACCTCGGATCCCGGTCCATACTGCTTGGGACCTTGGCGTAGGTGATTCTACAGCTATTTGGTTTTTCCAGGTGTTCGGGCACGAAATACGTGTTATAGATTTTTACGAAAACTCCGGGGAGGGCTTACCACACTATGTCAAAATCCTCAAGCAAAAAGACTACGTCTACGACCGGCACCTCGCCCCTCACGACATTCAAGTCCGTGAGCTCTCGAGTGGCAAGGCTCGTATTGACGTGGCACGCAGCCTGGGTATTAAGTTCACTGTCGTCAAGCAACATGCCGTCGAAGACGGTATTGAGGCAGTAAGAAACCTGCTACCTAGGTGCTGGTTTAATGCGGAACGGTGTGAGAGAGGCATCGAGGCTATGCGTCAGTATCGGAAAGACTTCGATGAAAAAAAGCGTGTATTTCGTGACAAACCCATGCATGATTGGAGTTCGCATGCTGCAGATGCATTCAGATACCTGGCCTGGGGCCTCCGTGATCGGCCATTACGCGAGGAGCCTAGGCAACAACGCGCAGTCACGGACTACGATGTCCTTGGCTGAGCAAAGGAGTTAACTATGGGCGGTTTATTTGGTGGTGGTGGTGGAGTTTCAGCTCCTCCCCCTCCTGCACCTCCTCCTCCGGCACCGACGGTTGACAAGGCCGCCGAGGCTGAGGAAACAAAACGTCGTCGTGAAGTTATGCGCCGTTCAACCGGACGCGAGTCCACCATTCTAACGTCTGGTCTTGGCGTTGAGGAAGGTCCAACTGAAAAGAAGACCTTGTTAGGAGGTTAACATGGGCGGTCCAAGTTATTCACCCCCGCCTCCTCCGCCGCCCCCAGCTCCTGCGCCAGCAGCGAGCGAGGCTACTGCGGCCGAGGCTGAAGGCGAACGTCGTCGTAGGACAAACTTGGTTAATCGTCGCGCCGCCGGTCGAGAGGGTACAATCCTCACGTCCGGTCTTGGTGTTAGCGGTTCAACCATGAGCGGCACTAAATCTACCTTAGGCGCCTAATGGCTGAAGTAGACGACAAGATAAAGCGGTTCGAGCAACTGAAGGCCGATCGTACCACCTGGAACGATCACTGGCAAGAGTTGCGCGAGCTTGTCAGACCTACTGCCGAAGACTTTAATCGTCTTCCAGTAAAGGCTGAAAGACGCCATAATAAGATCCTTGATGGCACCGCTTTACTTGCGTCTGAGCAATTAGCAGCAGGTCTGCACAGCTTTTTGACAGGTCCTGTTGAACGCTGGTTTACTCTGCAAGCTAACGACCCGGCCTTGGTTGAAGACCAAGAAACCTTAGCTTGGCTTGAGATCGTGTCAAATTCTATTTATGAAGCATACTCCTCGCCCAAGTCGCGGTTTCATTCCTCGATCCATGAGACCTACCTTGACCTCGCTGTATTTGGTACGGCCGTATTATATCAGGGAGAGGATTTTACAAATGGCGTGCCGTTATTCCGAGCATTTCCCCTTTCGCAATGTTTTATTCTTGAAAACTCTGACGGCACGGTCGACACAGTCTATCGTGAACTAAAGTATACCACCAGGCAGTGCTTGCAGCGCTTTGGCGATCGTGCCCCTAATAAAGTCAAAGAAGAGCGCAACGCTGACAAAGAGTGGAAGTTTTTTCACGCCGTGTATCCTAGAAAAGGTTACAACGAGCAACGTCTTGACACGATGAATATGCCTTTTGAATCGTGTTATGTTTGTCTTGATACTAAGGAGATCGTTGAAGAAGGTGGGTTTAAGTCTTTTCCATACCACGTACCGCGTTGGTCTAAGTTGGCAAGCGAGGTTTATGGTCGTTCACCTGCGATGACTTGTTTGCCTGACATTAAGATGGTTAATAAAATGTCTGAGGTAGTCCTCAAGGCGGCACAAAAGGTCATAGATCCCCCACTCATGGTGCCAGACGATGGCTTCTTGATGCCTATCCAGACAGCCCCTTCTTCGTTGATATTTTACACTCCAGGTTCCGATAAGATTGAGCCTTTGGTTACTAACGGCCGCGTGGATATTGGTCTTGAGATGATGGAACAGCGGCGCGAGCACATTATGAAGTGTTTCTATGTTGACTTTTTAAGGATGCAGAAACTTAAGGTTGAGATGACGGCGTATGAAGTTGCTGATCGCCGTGAAGAACAGTTGCGCATGATGGCACCAATGCTTGGCCGTATTCAAACAGAGTTGCTTGGTCCATTAGTGCAGCGTACTTATCAAATTTTAGATTCTGCAAAAAAGATTCCGCCTGCACCTCCGCAGATGCAGTCAACTAGGTTAAAGATACAGTATGTTAGTCCGGCAGCTAGGGCCCAAGTGGCATCACGAGCCGTACAAGTTCAAAGGTTTCTTGCTGACGTAAGTCCGTTAGCACAGATAGCGCCAGACATTTTAGACTCAATCAACCCTGATCGTTTAGCCGGCTTTATGGCTGAAGTCAGGGATATTCCAAGATTTATTTTGAGAACACAAGAAGAGATTGCCCAAATTAGAGAGTCCAGACAACAAGCTCAAGAGCAGATGCAAGCGGCACAAATGGCCGAACAAGCTGGTAAGGCGGCAAAATCATTCTCTGATAGTGGACTTCTTCAAAAAATAGGTCTTGGAGGTGGTCGTGGCGCTGCTTGATCGTTTTAAACAGCTAGCAGACATTAGCCGACTAAATGACGCATATAAGGCGGTGTTTAACACCCCCGATGGCGATCTAGTATTGAAGCATCTTATGAAAACATTTCATGTATACCGCCCGTCCTTTAGCAGTGACGCGAATGTCACTGCTTTTAAGGAAGGACAACGGCATGTTGTTCTTTCAATCTTGCGCTTCGTGTGCAGGGATAAAGAACAGCTAAAAAAATACATGGAGGAGGGAATAAAAGATGAGTGATACAATGACTGCCGGAGCGGCTGCACCAGTTGAGGCTGCGCCTCAAGCGACTACAACTTCTAACGCGGCGACACCGACCACTAGTTGGCGCGAGGTATTGCCACCAGACCTTCGTGACAATCCGTCATTAAAGTCAATTAATGACATCCCA